TACTGTTAAAATTTTATTTAGATAGGACTATAATGTCTAATTCTTTGACCCCGATAAAACATTACTGCACCTTTGGAGGATAATACAAAGTGTTCATCGATAATGACTTTCCCAAGATTCTTGGTGCGGAGCTATATAGGCCCCACCCAGCATATGTTGCGGAAATGGCTACTGAGCCAGTCGTGGTACATGATTTCGCAAGACAGCCTGGACAAACTGTCCAGCTCGATAGATACAAGTTCTGGGGAACACCAGGTACTAAGGATTCAAGAGAGCGTATTGCAGATCAGACCATTGGCACAGCAAATAGTCGTAATATAACAAAAGAAAAGGTACTTGTAGTACTTAAAGAGTACACAGGACCTGCAGATCCAGGCGATCCTACACAGCCAAGTACATTTAAAATTGCTCGTGAAACTCTAGTTACAGCACAGCGTCTTCTTTTAGACACTGGTAACTTAAACATGTTTCACCAATCTATAGGTAGTCTTACACTTTTAGTCGACTATAGAAGGTGGAGAGATAGAGTTTTCATTGATGAACTTGCAAAAGCAGAAGCTAACGGAATAGCATCTTCTTCACAAGGTGGATACTACTTCGCTGGTGGTAAAACAAAAGATTCATCTGGACGTATTGCATATACATCAACAGAATATGGCAATCAGATCCAACAGTTCTCAGTAAAAACTGACCTTTTAACTGTTGTTAAAGACTTACGTAAGCGTAATGTTCCAACATATGCAGATGGTTTATACCGTGCTCTTGTTGATCCAACATTCATGATGCACTTACGTCGTGACAGTGACTTCAGAGAAATCGCTCGTTACTCAGGTGCTCCTGGTCAGGGAATGTACATGGGCAACCCCATGATCCCTAACAACGCAAGTTTCTTCCAAGGACCACAAGCTGGACAGGCTTACTTCCTTGCTGGTGAACCAGTAATGCCAACAGGCGTACAGTTTGAAGGTGTTAAATTCTTCGAGTCTACTAACTTCCCATCAAAGAGTGTAACAGCTACTTTTGATAATAGTTCTTATGCTTCTCAGGAAGTTGCTCAAGGATTCTTCTTCGGACCACAAGCAATCGGGGTTGGAATTGGAGGACCAAACGCACAGGTACTAATCAATAATAATGATGACTTCAGTAGATTTATCATTCTTATCTGGCAGCTATACGCTGGTTTCGAGAGTCTAAACAAAGACTTCGTTACAACAGCATTTAGTTTCGTATCTGATGACGGCTCAATCTAGTAAATAATAAATAAGTAAAAATTAAAGGAGAAATAAATGTCTTACTTGTCAGCTAAGAAAATATATCCTGGTAACTTTACAGAGGCTCTTAATGGTTGGTACAAGAATATTGATACTAACGATAGTGGCTCTAACGACAAGAGTGTAGGAGGTCCTACTTCTGTACTCGCAGTTCCAGGCTATAGATATTTTCAACAACGTGGTTACGCACAAATCACAGGTAAGGTAGGTGCAAAGGTATCTTCAGCAGATATCATTGTTCCTTCACCTTACAGAAACGACGATACACGTACAGATATAACAGGAATGGTGATCTCAGGTAGTTCAACTCTTCCTTCTTATGTTTATCGTGCTGCAGTATCTGTTGCATCTGGTTGGGATGGTCGTGTTGCTTCTGGTATTTATGCCGCAACTGGTGACGCAATCTCATTCGGACGTAGTAATGGTGGTTCACCTGTAGCAGCTTCTGGTCTTGCAGAAGGATGTGCTCAGGCAAACATCACATCAACAGTAGATGGAACAGGTGATGGTGGATCTGGTGCTATCTTCTTCGCTGCTGGCGTTGAAGGTTTCAGTGGTAATCCATTCATTACAGCTTCTGGTACAGCTGCTGGTGGTGCATTACATCCAGGCGTAGCTTATAAGTCAATCACTGCTGCAACTACTTACAAAGTATTTAGTAAAGCAGGTGCTAACGCTACTTCCGCTGGTAATGGTTTCTACCTATCTGATGCAGATGTAGATGCTAATAAGAAAGGATACATTGTATGTGAAGTTTGCTACATCCAACCAGATGAAGCTCCTCAGTACAATGACATTGAGCAGTACATAATAGGTCAC